GAAGGGCGGAAAGGGAATGACCCTCTCTGAGGCCATGAAGTACAAAAACGAGCATCCCGACGCGGATGTCATGAGCCTCATCCGACCCGAGTAAACACAAAGAAAGGATAGGTAAAACAATGCCTGCAGTATTTAATGCGAAATATTGGAACGATGAAGTTTTCCAGGCGTACATGTCTACGCTCCCTCACGAGAGGCTGAACATGCTCCTTAAGTCCGGCGCGATCCGCCAGAGACAGGAGCTCGCGTCTGCCCTGTCTGAGCAGACCGGCGGTAACTATCTGACCACTCCCATGACCGGACGCATCGGCGGTGCGGCTGTCAACTATGACGGCCAGACGAACATCACACTGGACGGTCTTGGGACCTATGACCATTCCCGTATCGTTGTCGGCCGTGCGAAGGGCTGGCAGGAGCTTGACTTCACCTTCGACATCACCGGAGGTAAGGACTTCATGGCTGAGATCGCGGCACAGGTCTCCGATTACTGGGATGACATCGATGAGGACACCCTCACCTATATCATGACCGGTATCTTCGCCATGACGGGAGCGGGCAACAAAGCATTTGTTGACAACCACACCCACGACATCAGAAATGTGCTCAACTCCGCAAACAAGCTGGGCCAGTTCGATGCAACGACCCTCAACACCGCGATGCAGAAGGCGTCCGGTGACCGCAAGGGCAATTTCTCCATGGTCATCATGCACTCCGCAGTGGCCACCAACCTGGAGAACCTCAATCTCCTGACCTATGTTAAGGAGAATGACGCAAACGGCATGCAGAGAGACACCGGTATGGCGACTCTCAACGGCCGCCTGGTCATGATCGACGACAACGTCCCTCACACGACCGTTCCCAACACTTACAAGGCGACCACAGACGTAGCGCTTGCTGACGGCAAGACCTATTACACGAAGAGCGGATCCAACTACACTGCAGTCGCATCTCCTTCTGCAGAATCCCTCTCCAGCTATTACGAGGTCGACGATCCTCAGCACGAGGAGTACACCACCTACGTTCTCGGTGCAGGCGCGATCGAGTACACCAACTGCGGTGCGAAGGTTCCGTCCGAAGTTGACCGTGATCCCAAGACCAACGGCGGTGTCGACATGCTGTACACGAGACAGCGTAAGTGCTGGGCGCCTTACGGCATTTCCTTCACAAAATCCTCCATGGCTTCCGCATCTCCGACCGACGCAGAGCTGGCCACCGGCGCGAACTGGCAGCTTGTCAGGGATAGCAACGCCTCTAATCCTACGTACTTCCCTCACAAGTACATCCCGATCGCGCAGATCAAGTCCAGAGGCTGATCAACGGGAGGTGCTGCATGGATATGCCGTATGCGGATTTCGCTTATTACACCGGGACGTATTACGGCTCCTCCATTTCGGAGGAAAAGTTCCCTTACTACGCCAGGCAGGCCAGCATGCTGATCAACGCACTGACATTCGGAAGGACGGCGGCTGTGTCCGCCTCTCTCCTCCCGGATGCAGTGAAGGATGCAACCTGCAGGGCGGCGGAGCTTTATGCCGAGTATGAGGCCCGTAAATCCAGTGCAGCGGAGGCTACGCGGAACGGTCTCGTGAAATCCGAGACCAACGATGGGTACAGCGTCTCTTATGCCGATTACGATGCATCGGCTGATAAGGCATCGACGGAGGAAACGATCGAGGGGGAGCTTGTGGTATATCTGGCTCACACAGGGCTGATGTACCGAGGATTCTCGGCGTATTGGGACAAGGAGGCGAGGGTATGATCACGAATGCGGCTATAACGATCTACAACAGGAGACGCAGTGGCAGAGAAAGCAAACTGATCCCGACAGTGATCTCAGAGGCGTCATGGTTCTATGGGCGGAGAGCGGTGAGAGGCCAGTTCATAGACTCTGACGATTCTTACCAGGTCCGTATCCCTTACGGCGCCGATACTTCCGGAAAAACATATGTCAATCCTGCGCAGTATGCAGCGATGGCAGATGAGGAAGCGGCGGGGTACTGGACGATCCAGATCGACGACATCGTTCTGAAGGGGAGATACTCCTCTGTGGTGACTGATGAGAGGGAACTGCGGGAACTGACCGACGACCTGTTTGTGGTGAACACGTTCGCTGATAATACAATCCGCGGAAGCAATGCCGTGAAGCATTGGAGGATAGGAGGGCTGTAATGGAACATCGCATTACCACCCCACAAGGAATAATAGTTACAGGTAACGACAGCAGGGCAGAGCTGCGGTGGAACCCGAGCTTTTCTACAGTGTGGACAGCGTCCATGAATAAAAAGCAGGCATTCATTGACAGCGAGGTTCTGCGCCTGTGTGCTCCGCTCATGCCGCTAAAGACCGGACGCCTGATAGGATCCGGTCTGATCGGTACGAAGATCGGCTCTGGAGAGGTCACATATCAGATTGTATATGCCGCAAAGCAGTATTACGACACAGCTGACAGCAGACCATACGACGGATCCAGGGGAGCACACTGGTTTGAGAGGATGAAGGCCCGCCACAAGGATCAAATCCTCAGGGCGGCCGAGAAGATCGGTTAGGAGGGCTTATGTCGATCATCCAGTCAGTTGTTAACTATGTCACAGCGTGCCCTCTTCTTGCTGAGGGCTATATGCGCGTAGACAACCTCGGGACAGAGCCTGTCGAGTATGGCATTGCTGTGCTCCCGAATAACCCGATTGTGAAGAAGTACGTGAACGGATCATCGATCCGCCAGTACTTATTCGCAGTCACATCGCGCGAATACTATTCAATCGACATGCTCGCGAACATAGACAACAGTGAGTTTTACGAAGATCTCGCTGACTGGTTCGAGGAGCAGAACGCCGCACGGAATTACCCGGAATTTGGAGCGGGCAAGACGGTGCAGCGCATAGAACTGGTAACATCCGGATATCTGTATTCTACCGACCGTAAGACGGCCCGGTACCAGCTGGAAATCCGGATCATTTATTACAAGGAGGCTACCAAATGAGCGCAGCTAAAGTTACACAGCGTCATGAATTTGCCGATTATCTGAACTGTGGCGATTCCACGACGCCGAACTGGCAGCTTATGGGCACCGGCTTCACGTCTCTGAACGAGTCGCCCAATGCCCAGAGCACCACCAAGAAGTACGTGAATGAAAAGTCGTCTACGACCTCTATCACACAGTACCAGACGGAGTTCCCGTATGATGCTGACCTGATCATTTCAGAAGAAGCGATCATCAAGCTGTACAATGATGCCCGCAACCATAACACCGGATCGGACGCAGTCCATGAATATGTCCGCGTGGAGCTTTGGGATCCGGCGACAGAGAATTCTACGACCGAATTCAAGGCGAGGCAGTTCTTCGTGGCGAACTCTGTGTCCGATATCGCCGGCGATGACGACATTCAGATATCCGGTACGCTCCATGCGCAGGGCGATCCTGTTGATGGAACGTTTAATGTGTCGACCAAGACATTCACGCCGGCCTGATCAGAGCAGAGAAGATAATCACAGGGAGGTGACGCAATGACAGTTAACGTGTTAGGAGTTGAGCTTGATCTTGATGTTTATGATGTGGACGTCTTTGAAAAATTTGAAAAGGAAGTAACCGCGGTCCAGCGCAGGGTGAATGAGCCTGCGAACGGGAAAACCAACGCGCAGAAATTGCGCCGCCACTGCGCGATCGTGAAAGAGTTCTTCGATAATGTCTTCGGCCCGGGAACATCAGAAAAACTGTTCCACGGAAAAGACAATGTCAAGGATTGCACGGAGGCATATCTTTCCGTGATCTCGCAGATCAGCCTTGCTACCAACGAGTTTTCCGACGCCATCAACAAAAAGCGTGCAGATATCGAGTCGAAGTATGCTCCTGAAGAAGATGACAGGGAAACAGCCCGTCAGCAGGCTGCATTCCGTAAAGTGGCCACAAGCCAGTATGTAGGCAACAGGGCTCAGCGCAGAAGCTCCAAGAAGAGAAAGCACTGATGAGAATCCTGGAGCGGAAACTGCCGACATCCGTATTGATCAATGGTGTGGAGTACCCTATTCGGAGTAATTTCCGCACCATGATCAAATTTGAACAGCTGATGCAGGATCCGGAAGTAAATGACCAGGATAAAGTACAGCTTGCGCTGAGGCTGTTCTATCCGGTTGTTCCGGATGACATGGAGCAGGCTGTGGAACGGCTGCTGTGGTTCTACCGATGTGACAAGAGAGACAACCTGTATGTGAAGAAGACGAAGAAGCGCAAGTCCAAAATGACTGACCGCATCTACGACTTCGAGCATGACGATGAATACATATACGCGGCTTTCATGTCACAGTACAAACTGGATCTTCAAAAGGTAACATACCTTCATTGGTGGAAGTTCCGGGCAATGTTCAATTCGCTGAATGACGACACGCAGTTCGTCAAGATCCAGGAGTACAGGGCGGTAGAACTGGATAAGGTACCAAAGGATAAGAGGGCGTTCTACAAACGCATGAAGATGTTGTATGCGCTGCCTCTTTCGAATGATGAGGAACAGCGCCAGAACGCTCTGGAGAATGCGCTGCTGAACGGCAAATCACTGGAAGGACTGGTATAGTGAATGAAAAAGAAAAGAAGATCATGCACCGGGTAAAGTGCCCGGTATGCGGCTACAAAATGCCGATCTATTATGACAACAGAGCAATATCCCAAGGCGTGACAGTTACCTGCAAAGGAAGGAACTGCCACGCCGTTTTTGAGTTGAAAATAGAAAACGGAATACAAATCAAGTAGAGCCATTATGAGCCGATGATTTTTTTGACCGGAAGGAGGTGAAGAAATCTTGGCTTATGATGGCACTTTGAAGTTCGACACTTCGCTTGACACATCCGGTTTTCAGTCGGGCGCTTCCAGCATGGGAGAGGTCGCCAAGAACGCACTGAGCGTATTCACTGGAAACCTCATGACGAGCGCGGTGGACAAGATAGGCGAGCTGGGACAGATGGCCATGCAGTCCGGATCCGAGTTCGAAGCGTCCATGGCCAAGGCGAGCACCCTGTTTACAGGGACGGAGGAGGAATTTGCCAATCTTTCCAAAGAGATCCTGAACCTTTCATCGAGTTCCGGACTTGCTGCCAGCGGACTGGCTGAAGCCGCCTACAGTGCCGAATCGGCATCGGTACCCGCTGAACAGCTGGGGGCAATGCTGGAGCATTCCTCGAAACTGGCCGCTGCCGGCTTTACCGATGTGGATACCGCATTGTCAGCCACGGCCAAGACGATGAACGCCTACGGAATGGAAGGCGAAGAGGCTATGGGCAAGGTCCAGAAGATCTTAATGCAGACCCAGAACCTTGGTATAACGACCGTCGGAGAACTGGGCGCATCACTGGCCCAGGTCACTCCTACAGCTGCGGCATTCGGCGTATCCTTCGATCAGGTCGGAGCATCGCTGGCTGTTATGACGGCACAGGGCACATCGACAGCCCAGGCTACGACGCAGCTGAACTCTCTGATTGCCGAACTCGGCAAGGAAGGGACGACAGCTTCAAAGAACCTGGCAAAGGCAGCAGAAGGAACCGAGTATGCGGGCATGTCCTTCGCCCAGATGATGGAGTCGGGAGCTGACCTCGGAACAATCCTTGGGATGATCAGCGAACAGGCAGACAAGGACGAAGTATCGATGGTCGATATGTTCTCGTCCATCGAGGCAGGCAAAGCGGCTCTGTCTATCTTCAGCCAGGAAGGTGAAACCTTCAAAAAAGATCTTGGTGAGATGTCCACATCAGCTGATGTTGTCGGTGAGGCTTATGAGAAAGTAAGCGACACGGTGCAGTTCAAGACCCAGCAGATGAAGACGTCTCTGCAGAACCTTGCGACGGTCGCCTTCCAGTCTGTAGCGCAGGATATGAGCGGCGCCCTGGACATCGGATCAGATGCTATAGGCAGGATGACAAAGGCCTTGCAGGACGGAGGCTTTTCAGGGCTTGCACAGGAAGCGGTCAAGATCGGCGCTGAGATGGCTGTCAAGATTGCATCCGGGATCATGGATGGCATGCCGAGAGTCACAGAGGCAGCGGTTGGAATCATACACAACCTGTCCGAAGGAATCAGGTCAAACCTTCCGAATCTGATCCCGGTGGCTATGAATGCACTGGTGACATTCACCGGGTCACTCAGAGCCAATGTCGGCAAGATGGTCGACGCAGGGCTTGATCTTATCATGGCCCTTGCTGATTCGTTGATCGCAAATATCCCCGTATTTGTTCGGACGGTTCCCACTATCGTCACGAACATTGCCGGGCTGATCAATGACAACGCGCCGAAGATCTTATCGTGCGGCGTGCAGATCATCGGCAAACTGGTGGGCGGCATAATATCCGCCATTCCTGTCATAGCGCAGAATATTCCGCAAATCATCCAGGCTATCGTG